CTTGAAGGTCACTCGTAGTTTCAGTTGTGCTGCCAATCGTCTTGCCTTAGCCGTTTTTTCGGGTTTGGGCAGCGATTTTGCTCTTAGGTGTTTTGGTGATTTCCTCCGTGGAGACCATCAGAGCTACCTGGACCGTACTCTCGATTTCTCAGAGTATGGAGATTGGAGGGAGTTCTATTGTGATTACATTGCGCTAAACTTGATGTCCAAGTTTCCTAATTTGGACGTTGACGTGGATCGGGATGCCGTCGCGATAGAGAAGTTCCTTCAGTCAGAGCGATGTTGTGCGGAGACAAACAGTCGTTTACGTCTCCTCTACAGGTCCCCGCTAACAAGTAGGGACCTGCTCGTGCATGTAATTGAACTTGCGCGAGTAAAAATAGAAGCGGTCCTAGGAGAGTTCTCCTGGGATGATGCTGCACGACATTTCAGTTTCGGACCGGGGGCCACAATAGGCCTTACATCCTCTGAAGGTGACAGCTGGTATAAGTTCGGTTATGAAAAACCGACTACGACAAGGTTATGTTTGGATCTCTCTAGGTGTGTAATTGCACATCTTCACAGGTGGAAAACCCATCTGTCCCAGATTTCTGGGGGGGAGCCCGGTGAAGCCTCAATCGAGGTAGTAATCGGGAACCAAATTACTACTGTGCCTAAGAACGCGAAAACGAACCGAGTCATCGCAATCGAACCCCTCCTTAATATGTTTATTCAGAAAGGGATCGGTAAGTTGCTTCGACTTAGACTCAAAAGGGTCGGGATAAATCTCGACACCCAAGAGCTCAACCAACTGCTTGCGCAAGCGGGTAGTAAGGATGGTTCGCTGGCAACTTTGGATCTCTCGTCCGCCTCTGACTCTGTCAGTATTGGACTTGTTGATCTTTTGTTGCCCCCTGAATGGGCTACTGCTATAAAGCTGTGCAGAAGCTCAAACGGTGTTCTTCCTGATGGTAGCGTTATTAACTACCACAAGGTCTCTTCTATGGGTAATGGCTACACATTTGAGTTAGAGAGTCTGATTTTTTGGGCTCTTGCCTCCAGTGTGGTGTCGTTTCGTAGAGAGAGGGACTCACGCATAGCTGTCTACGGAGACGATATAATCGTTCCTTCGAGCTGTTATGGAGATCTGGTTACGGTGCTAAACTACTGTGGGTTTACAACCAACAGCAAGAAAAGCTTCGCTTCTGGACCTTTCAGAGAAAGTTGTGGAAAACACTTCTTTCTCGGTCGTGAGGTAACTCCAGTCTACATTACTAAAAGTGTAGACTCAGTGGAGCGTGTGTTTTGGTTCTGCAATGCGATGAAAAGACTTGGCTCCCGATATTTGGGAGTGGGTTTTGGAGTTGCGGCGCAGTTCCGAGATGCTTATTCGGAGGGTTTAACACTCCTCCCTTCGTTCCTTCGAAAACCGACTGTCCCCTTTAACTGGGGGGACAACGCGCTTGCCGGAGACTTTGACGAAGTCTGTCCGGGTACTGATCGGGAAACCGGTCAATATAGGGTGCGCTACCTTCGTCGTCTCTATAAAAAGAGACTCGTTGGTGGTTATCCGATGCTTTTGAAAAGCCTCCTAGGGCTGGAGGCGAGATCGGAGTTTTTGAGAGGCACCAATCCTGGATCCTTGGAATGGATTCAGAGGTTTGAGCGATATTGTTTGCTCAAATCGCGTTGGTTGCCTGCCACTGCTAGCATTGCGCTAGGGAAGAAAGGCCGAGCCGAAATTCCGACTCAGGTCTATACGCTTGCCCCCGTCAAAGGGCAAACGACACAGTGGGACGGACTAGGACCATGGGTGGAAGACGTTTAAGTCCCCACCTGTAAACTAGGC